ATATTGCGCCACGTACCGACACGAATCCTTAGTAACGGACCCAAGCTTAATCATGCCACGACGCCACTGTCTCAATACATAATCAGTCTCGCCGGGATTAATGCCAAATATAATCGCATGATAATGCGGCCTAGCTGTACGCTCGCCATACTCACCACATGCATAATATTTTATCTTCCAGTCACGCCTCACCTCGCGGATAAAACCCATGAGGTGAAACTTATATAACGTAGGCACACCATACTTATTAAGCGGCAGATGATCATCATCATAGGTAAGCGTCGCAAAACACGCATCAGCCCAATACTCCAACTCTCCCAATAACCTAATGGTCCATTGTCTAGTACGTTGTATCTTACACGCCACACACTGACCACATGGCAACAACCGCCCTTCAACAGATACAGGATGTATGCAAGTCACAAGGGTACCTCCAATAAGTAGGGCCCGGTCTCCCGGGCCCTAAACCTACAGCCTAATCCCTCCACGGGATAAGCCATACCGCCTGATCCGCCGCGCTCTGCGCCGACGCCTACGATACGCCATACACACCTCCTATTACCTGACCAAACCACCTATTTTTCCAGCCTCCCGCACAAGAAGGCCAAGAAAATCCGAAAAAGTCATCCCACGCTGACCCATCTTGTCAAACATCGATTTTAACTCAGCGATTGACGCAGCCTCAGACGACGTGCTCACCAGTCCATGCGCCTGCATGTAATCAGTAATATACCGCTCACGCCGAGTAACCTCCCCGGACTGCTCAGCCAAATTGGCTGACTGGGCCGCCTGGGATTGTAACAACGTAACACGGGAAAAAATATCCTTCAAGTACGCTGGCACACCATCACCACCCATTACCTGCATATATGTATTATCACGCTGCAACTCATTGCGCGCAATCTGCGCCTTCGACTGTGCTTCATCGACTTGAGCAGCTAACAAATTGCCCTGCTGCTGCTGATTTTTTATAGCCTGCACAGACGCCACCAGACTCAACACATCAGGCGTCGATACCTGCGGAGGACGTAACGATATGGGACTACTCGATGCAGCAGCAGATCCCGCAGCCAACACCGGATTAAGGCCAGCAGCTCTAAGATCAGCTACCCGACGCTGCACAGCAGTATCATCACGAGCCCACGCCTCGCGCATCAGCCGCTCATTAAGATCATTAGTCGATGACGTACTGACCGCGTTAAAAATATCCGACACCAACGACGCACCACCACCAATAATTGCAGCCAACGTAATAGGATCCATTATTTCACCTCTTGCGAGGCCACTTGAGCCTTCGGCTCCTCAACTTCTTTCTTCGCATTCTTCTGTTCCTTCAGCGCAGCCAACCGCGCTCTAAGATACTCTTGAGCCCGATAGACATCGGCCAAATCAATGTTACGCCGAGCGTCAAGCCCAGGCTCGAGATCCTCCGGGTGCTCGAGCTCCTTACTACCAGGCGGATACTCATACCGTTCCGCCCGAGCAATCTGCAACCGGATGCCAGCATTAATCATCTCCTGTATCTGCACCTCCGCAGGGCGATACCCAATCGTTTCAACAATCCGTTCACCACCACCGGGTTCCAAAAACGGCGCCTTATCAGGCCGCACAAATTGTGTATAAAACTGCATACGTCATCCTCCTTAATGATCCATATATCCAGGGTTAGCAACCGCGGGCAACGGCCGCGATGCTATAATCCTATTACCTACCGATATCACCATCGTCGGCTCATACGGAGCCGCAAGGAAATCTTTGCGAGGATTACATTCAACAAAAACCGAATTAAGCTCAGGCGCGGCAGAAAACTGCCGGGAAATATGCCAATAATCCAACGTCGACCGCAAAGCACCACACACCATTGACCTCTTAGTGCGGAGCTCATCGTAGCGGCCAGCATACCCAAATATGGCACGATTATCAGCCTCAACACCATTAGCGTATATCTCCGCTCGCTCGATAGCCTGTTCGGACAAGTTAGCAAACTCCGGATGGTAAAAATCATACCGCGACCGCCGGAGCCACTGCCGGTCAATACCCTGCTGGTACAGCGATCTGGGCACCACGGACAAAATACCCATAATTAATCCATACTCTTGCACATGGTACTTAGCCACATATTCCGAGGCTGCCGCCATAGCGGTACCTGCAAGATTAGCCTGCGGGGTCGCACCAGTCGCGGAAGTCTGCCTTACTTCCGAGACAATCACCGGGAGCTTAGTACCTCCAATATACTCGGGCCGATCAAGCCGCTCATCGGTCGGCGCCACGCCAAAATGAGCACGCAAAAACTCGGTATACCGTGCACCACACCGAGCGTTACGCTCCATCCACCGCTGTATCTGGATCGCAAGACGCAGATCGGCAATGTCAAACGTAGATGCCGACTCCAGGTCGACGACGTTATTGTTCAGCGCCGCCATAGCGACATGCAGGTTGATGTCACCGCTCCCGTTGCCAACCAGGCCCGTCGCGTCACCCGCGATCGTCGTGTTGAGCCCACCAAGCTGCGTAATGCTCCCCGCGCCATTCACCGCAATCCCCGCCGGGTAAACCGCAGACGTAGTGCCCGAAATCGGCAACGCTGGAGCCGTACCGCGCTGTTGCCAGGGCAAGGCACTTGTAAAATAATCCTTCTCCCATCGCCGCCGAAATAAGAATGTACGATCAACCGTTATATCTAACTCAGCGTCAACATTTTCGTCCCTGTAATACTCATTATAGATCATCCAATATGCACGCTGCGGAAACGCCAACGGCAAAGCACCAGTAGGCGTAACATTAACGGGAAAACCGAAATAATCCCACAACGAACCTTCACTAGTGCTTCCAGGGTTCCACCTCGGCAACACGGACTCATTATTACCGTCGATACCACCAGTTATAAAATCTTCCCAATCATCCCAAAGGAGGCGATAGGGTACAAAAAAATAATGTATGTAACAATTAATCTCATGTAAAACTGGCGCAACAAGCGGCAAAAACCGCACTACAACATCAACGCCGACCTTGAAAAAATCTCCGGGAACCACCTCATCACACATAGATGGATAACAAAATCCCATATCACCTGTGAATTTTTTTTCGTAACTTAAGTCAAACACAGACCGCCCAACACGGGCAGGGACGACCTTGTTAAAATGATTGCGCATACTCAATCCTCCTCACCAAGAGTAATCGCAACATCCACAAGATCACTATTAATGATCTCACCCGATTCGGCATCATATTGTGCCAGTCTCTTAAGACAATAATCATTAACATTATTAACCGACTCTCTCTTGATAAGATTAGTAAACTGCCTGGCCGCGACACCATCGGTCTTGCACGAAAAAACCGGGCCGTACTCACCAGCCACCTCATCAAAAATACTATAGATTCCCATGATCATATTACTATCCTCCTAATTAGGGCGGGGGTGCGCCCGCCCTTAAACCCATACTAGTGATCCACACCGATCACATCACAGCTGCGTACCGCCCAGTAGCCCGATTAGGGCGGTAATCACATAACTGACTACCCGCAGGATAGCCAACCAAGTAGCTTTAGTCTTCTCTTCCATGGACACCTCCTAAGGGCAAATTATAACACATATTGCAAAGTACGCAAGCCTCACCCGGGACTTCACTCTCGATACCATACGAGTTATCGAGATACCACTTACGCAACGCACGATAGCGCCGTAAGGCCACATCGCGGCGGGTATACTTATACCGCTTCAGCTCACTACCATAGCCATCATACACCACGACATCCGCACATGTACGCCAATGCCTGTCAGACTCCCTAGTGGGATTAATGTACGTTTCAACTCTCAATGTCAGATGGTTAGCCATATCATACCTCCATGACCGGCGCCTTATCACGCCCGCATCATACCTACATAATATCACACCATCAGCCACTTATCAACACCTTTTTTCACTTTTTTTCACTTTTTTTTTATTTCTTTATCTAATAAGGACTTACAGTACCTCGGGCGCATTGGGGCCGCGCAAATCCTTGTACTACAAGGAGAAGGCGGACGGGCCATATTAACATCAAGTATAGTCATATGGCCCGTCCTAGGCCCGCAGGGGCTCCGCCCCAGCGGGCTTAACGGAACTACATCTTACCGCGCCGATAAGCATCATCCTTCCATCTATATTCCTCCGCCTTTTGGCGGCGGAGTCCAATGGTATGCATTGTGCTGTCAAGCCACGACATGCCATGTTTTTCAAGCCATTCATCCTTCTCTGCCGCACTCTTTTTTACCTTAGCGTCGGCGGACTCGTCGTACCGCTTCGCTTCCTCCTCGCCGCCTTGCTTTATCTTTTTTACAAAATACCGCGGCAGACCGACATCATGGCCATTATACCGTATTTGATAATCATTATATGTAATTTCATCTATATTATCCTCAAGCCATTTTAACCCAAGTCCTTTTGACTGCAACTGAAACGGAGGCTGCAACTCTTTTTTAACATACTCTTCGACCGCCTTCTTTCCATTCCACTTTTTATCAATATATTGCGCCACGTACCGACACGAATCCTTAGTAACGGACCCAAGCTTAATCATGCCCCGACGCCACTGCCGCAATACATAATCAGCCTCACCGGGATTAATACCAAAAATAATCGCATGATAATGCGGCCGAGCTGTACGCTCGCCATACTCACCACATGCATAATATTTTATCTTCCAATCACGGCGCACCTCGCGGACAAAATTCATGAGGTGAAACTTATATAACGTAGGCACACCATACTTATTAAGCGGCAGATGATCATCATCATAGGTAAGAGTGGCAAAACACGCATCAGCCCAATACTCCAACTCTCCCAATAACCTAATAGTCCATTGTCTAGTACGTTGTATCTTACACGCCACACA